CTCACATATTTTGGAGTTGCGTATAATTGACCCTGATAAAAAATCACGTTACCCAGTAACATATTTTTTATAGTTATTGTGACACTTCCATTGTACGGTATGTACCTTCTTCAAGATTAATTCTATTAAGCATTAGATTCACTCCTTTTCTTTTTTTATATCCAATCAATGACTGGTATCATGCTCAAACCTTATCAAATACAATAAATTTCTGTCCACCCTGTTTCTGAAATAAAAGAACTGCATCACTGACAACCAAGCCATTGTGAACGGTAATTTCTTTTTTTCCAGTTATTCCGTGATTATGAGAAGCAAAAGAAGACTCTCCACTTCCACCACTTTTATTTTCTGTTGACCAGTTCAATGTAACCGCTGTTTTAAAATCTTTCACATTCCTTCAAAGTATAAGTAGGCTTTCATCAAGTATCATTTTCTGATCTACGCTTATTTTCAACGGTGATACAGATAAAACTTCGCCTAAAAGTATATGTACTGGTTTGGTTGCTTCCACTGCTTCGACTGCTGCTTTTTTCATGGTCTTTACAAACTCTACTGCATCAGGCAACAAATTCACCCCCTCTTAGTGTTAAATCCATCCAGTGTTCATTTTCTTTATAGACGTGTCTGCATTTCTCTACAAGCATGAAGTTTTTCAGTTTCACATCACCAAAATTTAAGTTAATAACCACCATTGAACCCGCCCTTACCCGATTATCTCCAATAGCGTTTGTGATTTTCAGATTGCGGGTCTTTTTGTTATACAGGGAAAGAAGAGCATCCGCTTTTGCTTTTCCGTTTTCCCCATCTGAATACGTGTCAGTGTATGTCAATGTTCCCCATCTGGCTATATTATTCAAATCGTGCGCAACTCTAAAATCCTTATCAGTGTCACTATTTTTCAGGACTATTTTGTTATATGTGTTATCATCAATAGATGACGTATAATCAAAGTTTTCACCTGTTTCTTCGTCAATCATGAGGTATGCTCCCGGATCACCAACGTACATTGATGACAGTGCTTTTAAAGTTAATTTTCCAAAATCGTCAAACAGAATAAACATTTTGCCGGTATTGGTCAAGGTCAGGTCAATGGCATTTTGTATCATTTCAAAAAGAGAAACATCCATTTCATTTCTTACTTTGATAATATATTTTGTATCTTCCAGAACACCCACTTTAATTGAATAATCCCTTGCAATCTTCCGAACAACCTGTGAAGCAGTCATGCTTTTATAGATAAACCAATCTTTATTTTTCAAATATCGTAACTGGTCATAAGCTGTGACAGTAATGATTTTATCTTTGTTACGCTGTTGCTTAAACACAAAACCAAAGAAAACACTTTCACCGTCAACCTTCATTCTTACTGAACTACCTTCCGAAAAATCAAGAATATCATCTTTTAGGACTTTAAAAGTCAATTTTCCGGGAGCACCCCATCTTTCAGTCGACCATTCAACCCCTTCTTCTGTTGCGGGCTGATATACTTTTGTTCCGGCTTCATTCCCAATTAAAAGTTCAATGTTCATTTTATCCCACCTTTCATTATTGTTAATTCTTATCTGCACCTTGTCAGAAGTAACAAGATGCAGACGTTTTTCTATTTACTCATGTACCCCGTCCATAATACTGTCAATAGCTTCATTGACTGAATCCGTAAGACCTGACATAAAACCGTCAAGATCATTACCGTTTTTAATTGTATTCTGCATTCCTGACTGGTCAATGTTGACTTCTGCAACGGTATATCTATTCACTGCTTCCTGTTCCGCAATGTCACGTAAATACTTTAAATCTTCTTCTGTGGTGGATATGGAATCTTTTATACCACCCGTATCATCTGCTATGGTGTCAAGGTTCCCCGCTACACCTGAACCATTTAAGGCTGACGCATAGTCATCTTTGTTGGGTATATCTGTACTACCAAAAATATCCGATAGACTGAAATTTGAAACTTTATCAGCAATACCATCACCCCATGCAGCACCCGCATCAAAGGCATTGGAAGCCCACCCATCTTGAAAAGTGTCAAAGGTTGACATACCTTTATCGAACGCATCGGCTACTGACGTGTATTCCTGTTTATTCCCGGCTGCTTCTGCTGATTTAGCTGCATATTCATCCGCTGCCGATGTAATACCTGAATAATCAAAGTCTACAAATGGTAATTTATTTAAGGCTTCGCCTATACCACCAATAACAGTTAATGCAGTTGAAAGCAGATCATAAACCATGACTGTACAGATGAAATTGCATTGTTAAAAGCTACCGTCATATTAGTTGCCAATGCTCCAATGGCACTACCAATACCTAGTGCAATATTTGCAACGGTCAAGCCCAAGTTTTTGAAGAACTGAATCACTACATTGATACCACCAGTTATTACACCAAATCCTGACGATGCAACCCCAGTCATCTTTGCTATTGCATTTGCTATTGCGAAAATAATTGCAATCAAGGCAATTATTAAAATAATCATCCACACAATAGGACAGGCATACATTGCACCATTAAGACCATATTGTGCAGTTGCTGCTGCCCATGTAGAACCAGTCAAAATCATGTATGCTGCTGCTTGAATCCCACTTGCAACAGCCATTACACCCTTAGCTGCTGCAGCTGCTAGTTCTGCACCCTTTACGATGGCAAGATAAGCTGCATATACAGCCAACGCACCTATAACCCCATAAATGATAGGACTAATGATTGACCAGTTATCAGTTATAAAACTACCGACTGTACCAATCAGGTCAAAGATATTCAAGACAATGTTTGAAAGTACCGCCATTGCTTCAATTGCACCATTCACAAACTTCTGAAAGGATTCGCTATTGGCTATATTATTCAACCTTTGAAGTACAGGCTGAAAAGCCATAATTGCGGTATTCTGCATGGACTGCCAAACCTGTCCCCAGGTCATAGGCATTTGTTCAAACTTAGCATTAATATCATCAGTTGCTGCAAAGATTGCTGCTTTTACAACGTCCGCTGACAATTCACCGTCTGATGCCATTTCACGAATCTTACCAATAGGCACATCCAAATAGTCCGCTATATTCTGAATCAAGTTAGGGGCTTGCTCAAATATACTGTTTAACTCATCACCACGTAAAACACCTGAACCAAGAGCTTGTGATAACTGCAACATAGCATTTGATGCTTCTGTTGTAGACGCTCCGGCAATGGTCATCTGTTTTTGGATAAGATCAGCAAACGCAACCACTTCTGTCGAACTGCCAAAAGCATCCTTGGCATTATTACCGAACCGGGCAACCACACCCGCCATTTCAGTGAAAGAACCACGTGCATCCTGTGCTGCTACATATACCATATTTACCAGTTCATCCGTACTTTGTAGACCGTCATTCATCATGCTCAATCGTGACGTAGTTTGAACAAGTTCATCAGAAATGCTCAAAGCCCCACCAACGGATTGGATACTGATATAAGCTGCAACTGCACCCTTAACCGCATTTGTTAAACTGTTAGCCTGACTTGTACCCTCTTGAATTTTCTGGTTAAATTCGCCTTGACCATCTGTATTATCTCTGATATAGCGTTCTGTATTGCTGACTGTTTGTGACAATCTCAAATAAGCATCATTTGCAGCACTCACATCCATGTTATCCATTGCAGAATTTAGGTTGTTCTGTGCCTGTAATGCTTGATTCAACTGGGAACGTAATTGTTCCAGTTCTGCATTTGCAGTATCAGTTCCTATGTTTAGCGGGTTGTTTTCAATAGTTGTGATACTTTGCTGAATAGCTAACAACCTTTGCCCCATTGCGTTTATATCTGCAACTGCTGCTCCCGGTAAAATATCCATACCACTTGCAGTCTGTTGAATGTGTCCCTGTGTTGCGTTCAGAGTGTTCAACATATTGTTTGTACTCTGAACTTCTTGCTGAAATCTCTCTACCCCTGTACCTGTGAAAACATCCAAATTGTCAGATTCCCAAGTAATTGGTATTTCAACGGGGTCAGGGGGTGCGTTGGGTTGTATTTCAGGTCTTATTGGTTCAGGACTTTGAACAAGCGGGTCAGGAAGAATTGGATTTACATCAGCGTTTATTACTGCCTGTGTCCCAGTTTCAACGGTTGGGGCTGCAACGCTTGTCTGTGTTTCCTGTAAGGCTGCGTTTAACTCTTCAACCGCTGCTGCTGTCTGATTGACTTCGTCTGTTACGGCTTCAAAACCAGATGGGTCTACATTTGCATTCATTGCCTGTTGCATATCACCTATCGCATAAACCGCTTCATTCGTGGCATTCATGATACTATAAATGACAGTTGTAAAATTATCCTGTAATTCTATTCCTGTTTGAATAGAGGACATAACATCACCTTCTTTCTTATCCATATTTTGAATTTATCCATAAATGTTGATTGGGAAAGGCTCTGTAAATATTCAGCCCTTACACAACGTCTTTTAATTTCCCACCCCACAACATTTATCATTAAGTCATCTGCCTTATCTAATGGTTCTAACCCATCCCCCATTTTAAGAATAGCTTGCAGTTCATCGGCTGTCTTGGTCATTGCTTTTGTAAATAATAGTTTCAATGCCGGGTATAACTTTGAAGATTTATCAGTAATAATGATTCCGGCATTGGTAAGGCTGATCTGCTCTGATACCTTATCAGGTAATAATTTCAACCCCTTAATATATCCGGCTTTTACATATTGCATATTGACCGCCCAAAGGTGTTCATTTATGACTTCAATGTTTTTGTTCATTTCAGAAATCACCAATACCACCTTCTTCCATTAATGAAGTGATCTCCGTTGCAGTTTCTTTCAATAGCTTTTCATGCCAAACCATGATAATCTGACAGTACGCATTATTGTTTAGATTCCGCTTAATCTTGTTCTGCTCACCCTGTAACCTCAATAACCC